CCTGCAAGTTCGTAAGCCTCTTCAATAGCTGTTGCTACATCTAAACTAAATGTTCTAGTTCCAGAAGTTGCCATATTAACAAACGTATGCTACAAAAAAGTCGCAATTAGCTAATACAACATAAGCTCCTGTACTGAACCTTACTCCATCGTTAGGTAGGTAGTGGTCAAACGATTCGTTTGCTGCACTACCAAACTTAAACTCTGCTAATAATTTAGTTCCAGAAGCACCAGTACCGTCATATATTTTTATACTAGCGTCAGCCGCACTTGCTTGTGCCTGAATGGACTGTATTCTTATAGGACCTAAGTTTGTAGCACTACCTGCACCACTACCTATATATCCTTGAAGTTGTCCTGTGCTGGTCAAGGGGACTGTTACTTTTACATCTGATGAACTCATATCAAGCTCCTAAATTATTATGCGTCAGCAAATGGAGTTACTAAAGTTCCTGAACCTAAAATAATACCTTCTACGGCATATTTAGCAGAAGCTATAGCTGTTACTGTTATAATACTTCCTGCAAGACCACCTTTAGTAGTACCGTTTAAAGTAATAACATCGTTACTCGCTCCAGATATGAAAGTTTTTCCAGTTGCATTAGTAACACCTGTATATAACCCTCCAACGAATTTATCGGTTCCGTCAGTTAATACATCTAAATCAGTAGCTTCTGTTTCTATTACAAAAGTAAAAGTAGCACCTAAATTATTAGTTTGATTTGGGTCGTCATTACGTCCAGGAGCTGTTGCTACGATACTGGGTAAAGTAAATTTACCGTCAGCGTCATTACACAACAAGACTTTACCTGCGTGAGAGTCTACTGTTAAAGATGTGTCAGCTGTTAAACTAACTACGTTTGCATTTCCTGCGGAAATAAAACCAGCAAGAGACCTTACTGGACCTGAGAATGTTGATTTTGCCATTTTTTCCTCCTTAAAGAAAAATAATCTATAGTCTTGGCTTGTCTGCTAGGTCAGTCTATAGAATACAATTATACCTAGATAAAAGAAAGTCTATCTTGTTTTTGAACAAAAAGAAAGGGGAACCGAAGTCCCCCTTTCCTGTTAATCGCCTAAGATTAATTGTCTAGAATTAAGCTCCAGGAGAACCGAAGATTCCTCTCCAGTCACTGAAACCAAAACTGTAACGTTCTCTAGCTTTATATCTTACATTACCAGTTTCGAAGTCTCCTTCCATGCTGGTTGAAACTGGAGTTCTAACGAAATGTTTCATTCCGTTTGGAACATCAGTTTTAATGAAGAATGCGTCAGTATCTGTTAAATAATTATTAACTGTATACCCACCAGAAATCATACCCATGTTTCTGAGAGCGTTAATATCATTGTCAGATGTTCCGACACGACCTTGAGATTCCATTAGTCTGTCTGCTACGAATTGTAGAGCAGGTGGAATTATTAGTCTTACTGCTTGTGCGTTTACCTTCAGACCTCTTTCATCTTTAAAATCAGCAATGTCAATCAATGCTTGTTCTAAAGAAGTTTCGTTTAAGTCTGCTGCTGTTGCAAGTTCATTTCTCAAATCACCTGCACCAATAGTCGGGTGGTCAGTTGCACACAATTCTTTGCCATCACCACCAACAAATGAAGAACTAAATGCATTATTTAATACATTAGCTGCTTTTACTTGTTTAGTTGTTGACATTGACCTAGCTAAAGCTCTAGTGTATCTAGAAGAAAGAGTATCGTAGAGATTATCTTCGATAGCTTCTTCTGTCAATGCAAAAGCTAATGCTATAGTTTCATGTGTGTAACGACTCGTCCACGCTTCCTGAGCAGTATCATAACTAACAGCTGCACCTTCGCCTTTTACGGCGGCTTCACCAAAACCAGAAAGCATAACTTCTTCTTCGAAAGCTCTATCAGAGTTTTCTGTGTCGAAGATAGCTTCGTGCTGATTTTCGTATCTGTCGTACTCTAATCCGAAGAGAGCATGTAGACCTGGAACTAACTCTTTGACGAGTTGGGCTCTATTTATTGCCATGATGTCCTCCTAATTAGACTGCAAATGTGTTAGTTGGGAAAGTAAAGTACGCTCTAGCTGAAGCACCTATTGAGTTGCTTGGAGCTAAATTGAACCCTACACATAAAGCGACACCACTTGAAGTAGTTGCTGTAACACCTTCTTTACTTCTACCATTTACTGTACTACCAGCAGTTGTAGATAAAGTGTATTTATTGCCAATAAAACTTACGGCAGGAGTACCTGCTGTAAATTGAGCTTCGAATACAATTCCTGGGTCATTGTATACTAGAGCTTTGGCGTCAGCACTACCTTGAGTAGCTGTGCTTCCTGTCCATACTTTAGAAAACGTAGGAGTCCCGTCGGACGCTGTGTATAATACTCCGTAAAAAACACCTATGGGTGTATCAGTGGCTCCTGCTTGTTGAACATAGCCGCTTGATAAAGTTACCACGTCACCGCTAAAAATAGAAGTGTTATATCCACTAGCTATTCTCATTTCAGCAGGTCTGATAGTACCACCATAAATGTGATATGCGGGAGTAAAACCATCGGGTGCGTTTGTATTTGCCATTATTATACCTCTTTAAGTTAAATACAAATTAATCACTTTCGGAATTTTTCCTACTACCAAATGCGACTTTAGATGACCTTTGGATATCACTATCCTTTAAGGGCATTTTAGGGTCGCTTTCTCGCAAGAAGTTTTGGTCAACACCGTTCATAGCATCTTTTGCTTGACTATTAAAGTAAGCATTTCGCTCATCTGCGGTTTCGACTGGAACTTTTGCAAGTATTAAACCTCCAACACCAATTACTCCTTTATTGCTTCCGTTATCTATAGTGGGAGCTTCAAACTCAGGATAATCTTCTGCTCTCACAGGTTCATATCCTTCTCTAATACGTTTAGACATATTAGATTTGTCATCACTACCTCTTGTAGATTCACGAATCCACCTGAATTTATATCCAGGAGGTGCATCGGGTGCGTCTAACATAGACGGGGGTTGCCAAGGCTTTCTGCGAGTTTGAGATTCTCGTGTCTCTGCAGAACGTGAGTTACGCTCTGTGGTGACTTCAGTTTTATAATCATCTGTCATTTTATACTCCTTTTTCTATATGTTTAGCATATTCTTCAAGCGGAACATTAAGTCTTTTAGCTATTGCTACTTGACTTGCTGTCAGCTTGACCTTGCGTGACGCTTTTCTGCCACTAGCACCTCTGCTAGAGGCGGCAACTTGTTGCACGGGTTTAGGTTGCTCTTCTGAAAACTTTGTTGGAAAGATATTCCTCATTTCTGAATCTATTTTTTGATAGTATTCATCAGACTGAGGGTCTATTCCAGATTCTACTAATTCTTTATGAATTCCAAAAGCAGTAAAAGTCATGGTTTGATTTTCTCCAAACCATTTATTTTTTGAAGCCCAATCTTCAGCTTTAGGGTCAGGTGTTGGAGAATCGTACTGCTGTGGAGCAGTGTATTGTTGATTCTGTTCAACATCTTTTTCATTTTCTTCTTTAAGCTGTTGTTGTGCAGATAACCTTCTAAAGTTTTCTGCTTCTGCGGCAGCTCTAGATAAAGTTTCTGTTGCGAGAGTAATCGCTTCTGCATTTTGTGCTTCATTTGCTTCTCTGAGCTCAATTTTGGCTCTTTCAAGGTCAGATTGTATCCTATTTTCATACTCTTTGAAAAGGGATGAGTCCGAACTTTTTAATTTACTTTTTAAATCTGAGTTAGCAGTATTTAAAGATTCTGCAAAAGTGACCGCTTCATCTCGCTGTCTTTCTGCTTCTCTCATCTTATAAGTTAGCTTATCAATACGTTTTTGTACTGAATCACTAATAGAATCTAATTCATCTTTAGTTTCTACTACTTGTTCTGGTTCATCTTTAGGTTCGTCAACAATACTATCGTCAACGTCTGCCTCCCTTAAATCAACTTCCCCTTCAGGAAGTTCTAGTTCTAATTTTTCTTCTTCTTGTTGCATGGTTCCTCCTCCATGATTATGTTGATATTATGTCTTCTGGACTATCGATAACTGCTAAAATTTCGTCATCATTTAATAGTCGCATATCGCCACCATCTATTTGAAAACGAGCTCCAGCATATCTACCGAATATAACCCAATCTCCTTCCTTACACCAAGCTCCATCAGGAAATTTTCCTAAGTCGCCATAAGCGTCAGGTCCAAGAGATACGACATAACCAACAACGGTTGCTAACCTTTCTTTATCTACAGTCTGTGTAGCTAAATGTATTCCACCTTTAGTCACATTAGACATAGTGAAAGGTAATATTAAAATACGATAACCCGTTGGTTTAGGTAATCGCTCTTTATGCGAGTTTAAATTTTCGTGAGTGATTTTAGGTTCCTGAGAAACAGGAGCTTTATCGCTACCGAAGTTATCTACTCGGTCGGGAACAGCATTAGTCATTTGCATCCTCCATATTAGAATGTAAGGTTTGAATTTCCTGTTCAACGAAAGTCAGACCTGCGATTTCCCCTACTATTCTTTGGTATTGTTCAAAAGATTCAACACCTCCAACAGCAAGAGTCTGCGAGAGAGCTTCTCGTCTCTCTCGAATTTTACGAAGTAAATACTCCGTACCTGTTATAAAATCCATTAACTATTTAATGTATCTATAAAACTTGTTTCCTCTAGTAGCGGCACCTGAGCCTTTTATTTTAACTTCTTCGCCTACAACTTTCCCTTCGGAATTAGTAATTAACTCAGGTTGCTTTACTTTCTTTATTTTATCCATAATGCCTATTATATGCTAAGTGTTTAAATCTTTTAAAGTTTTTACAGTATCTAAAAAATCTTTATCTAAATCTTTTTTAGTTTGTGCTTCTAATTTTTGAATATCTATTGCTGTTTTATTACTTAATTTTTCTCTTTCTACTTGTGCGTTTATTTGAGCCTTAGTTAATTCAACTTCTTTATCTCGTATATCTTCGTTTTCTTTTTGAGCTAATTGTTCTTTTTCAAGCTGTAATTGTTGTTGGAACATTTCTACTTGTGGGTCTGCTTGAGCTCTAGCCTGTGCTTCTGCCATAGCTTGTGCTTGACCAGTTACTACTTGTGTTGCTTGTGCTGCTGCTATAGCTATTTCGTTCATAACTTCTGGAGAAAGTTCTTCATCAATCGATGGAAGTTCTCTACCTAATACTTGTTGTATTTGTTGTCTATATAACATAGCTTGACGTTCTTGAATATTTGCTCCAATACTTTGTGTAGCTGATGGGTTTTGAGCAACCATAGGATTTTGTAAAAATGAACTGTGTGCTGCTATATATGCCTCATGGTTTTGAAATTCTACAGCTTTTATAGGATTACCTGTTAATGCTGCTTGTTGTTCACTGATTGGGTCTCTTGCTGGAATCTCCTCTACCTCAGGAAGTATAGCATCAATGTTTTTTATATTTAATGCTAAATACATTTTACGATATGCTTCACGTAAGTCATGTAATTCAGGAGCAGATTGTGCTAACTGTAATTGAGTTTGTGCTAACGTAATTCTTTGCGTAGTACTGAATATATTAGGGTCGCTTACAGGAATTATATCAACACTATCATCAAAATCTTGTTTAAAAACTGTAGAAGAAGCACCTTGTACTTCATAAGGATATTCTTCAGGTAAATACTCTGCAAATATTCTTTTTAAAATTTTAAATTCAGTTTTTTGAGCATAGTGTAATCTTTTATGTATTGCAGACATTATGCGTTGTCCTTTTTCCATCAAAGCAACGGTTGTTCCTACAGGAGCTTCTGAATTACCGTCTCCTGTTGGGTTTTCTATTGTAGAAGCAAATTGTTTTCCTGAGGTTACTAAAGCACCTAATAAATTAGCTAAAGTTCCTGAAGGTTCTTTATACGGTAAGGTCATGAAAGAATCTGTTAATCTACCTCCAGGAGCATCAACGTCTCTCCACTCTCCAGGTTGTAACGGGTCATCATGTCTTTGAATATTTAATCCTCTTGATTTAAAACCTGCGGGTAAATTAGATAAAGTTCCTGCGTCTATTAATTGTCTTAATATAGCGGTTACTGATTTAGTTAATCCACCCATCATGTGGATTAATCCAAAACCATAAAATCCTAATCCTGGAAGAAATTTGAAATGAGTAAAATGTTCTATCTTTTTACGCATTGGGTCTTCTTTATCGTAGTTAGCTCTTATTGAAAGAACTTTATTCATGTCTTTACAGATAGTTACTATGTAAGGTAACGCTAATCCTGTTGGTTCTCCGTTTTTATCGACATCCTCATAACCTTCTATGTCTAAATCTACATGAACTTCTAATAAAGTGTATTCTTCATCATTTATTGTTTTACTAATTCCTTGTATTTCATCAATTTTATCAGCTACTTCGTTATTTTGAACATCTGTTCCTGGAGAACCTAAATCTACGTCTCTATAAAAGCCTGAAAGCTGTAATTTACGTAATTCGTTCTCTGTCATGCTAATTACGTGAGTAATTCTAGGACTTGTAAGTAAATCTACTGCATAATAAGGAACTACTAAGTCCTCAGACTTAATAAATCTCGATGTTGCACGTCCAAGTCCAGGGTCATAGTAAATTTTCTTAAAAGCAGAGCCTGAAAGTGGTAAATAAAACAATAATTGGTCCATTTCTGGGTCAAATTCTTCCATTCGACACGTAATTTGATAATTCATAAAGTTTTTAACTCTATTTCCTCTTGAAATTTTAGCATCGTCTGTTTTTCCTAAAATTTCTACGTCTACTGGTCCTCCTGCGGGAAGTAATTCTTTATAAGCTTGTGCTTGGAACTGTGTAACCGCTTCAGCTAGTATTGGGTGGTGAACTCCTGAAGCACCAACGAAAGGTTCTGACCTATCTTCACCATTTATACCTAATAAATCTAATCCTTTTGTGAAAGTTTGAAACCAATCATCTCTAGAATTTAAATCTTCTTCAAAAAGTTCTGTTAAATCTGAAGCTATTGAGTTTAATTCTTGTTCTTCTAACGACTCAGCTATATTTTCCCCAAACTCTAACTTACTTTCTTCTTCAAATTCCTCTGCGTCTAAAAAAGAACCATCATCTTGAACTAAAAAAGTTTTACTACCGTCTGCTGTGTTCGAGTTTTGTTGTAATTCTATTTCGATAGGAGTTTCAGTTTCTGATGAAGACTCTAAAGGGGATGTTTCAATAGCCATAGTCCGAAATGATAATCTTTATTTACTTAATAATAAACCCTTTGAGGAACATAGTGGTCTTCCTCGTCATAGTAATCACTAGTTAATTGTAAAAACCCACCTTCTCTAAATCTAGAAAGTGCTAAAGTTGTAGCATCAACTAAGTCATCATTTTCACCTGATGGAAAATCACTAACTTCTTCCATAAGTTCTTCGCCAAACCTATTGTCAGGAACCCAAACTCTACCGTCTTGAAAAATAGGTGAAACAGAATTTAATCTAGCTATTTTATCTTGTCCTTTTCCTGGAGAAAAAGTATTTACTGGAATACCCATTCTTCTTAATTCTTGTACTAACGGAATACCTGAAGCTTTTGCTTCAATAATTATTGTATCAGGTAACCAATACTCATATAGACGCATAGCTTCATTTTTTAATTCAGGAAAATCAAAACGTTCTTTCACACAATCTACTAAAATTAAATGAGCTTCATCTCCTGAATACATTTCTTCGCCTATTTTTCCTTCAGGATAAAAAACTCCCCATGTAGTTATAGCAGTAAAGTCAGAACGTTCACTTTTTAAAAATGCAGTATCATAACTTTGAATTAAATATTCACATTTAGGTGGTTTAATTTCATCCCAAACTTTAAACCAATCTTTAGGGATAATTGAAATACCTTCCCCTGTAGGTCTTTGCATGTATTGTGCCGCCCATTTAGAAGGACTAACAGAAGCTTTGATACTTTCAAGTTCATCTAATTTCCAAAATTCTTTCCATAGTGGTTTTCCTGATGGAAGTATCGCAGGAAATTCTATAACCTCCCATTGGTCAGCTCCTTTTTCCTGTGCCATTTTCTTAATTAATCTACCCGTTAGGTCTTTTTTATTCCAACGAGTCATAACTATTACTATTGCACCTCCAGGTTGTAACCTTTGTCGAGGTCCTGACATATACCATTCGTATGCTTCTTCTAAAGCTTTATCAGACATAGCGTCTTGCTCAGAATGTGGGTCATCAATAATAAATAAATCCGCACCTCTTCCAGCTAAAGCACCTCCAATACCCGCGGCATAGTATTCACCACCTTTATTAGTAAGCCATTTTCCTGCACTTCTACTATCGGCTTTTAATTCTGTTTCAGGAAAAAGTTCTGCATAGTCTTCTCCGTCAATTAAATCCCTTACCTTTCTACCAAAATTAACTGCAAGGTCAGCTGTGTGTGTTGCCTCTATTATTTTTAATTTAGGATTTTTACCTAACAGGTACGCAGGAAATAAATGTGAAGCAAATTCAGATTTTGTATGTCTAGGAGGCATGTTAATAATTAAACGTTTTAACTTACCTGTAGCAATATCATCAAAAGCTTTTGCCATTTTTACATGGTGGTCCCCCGAAATAAAATCTTTCCAGATAGCTTTTACAAAACCTAAAAAATCTTTAGTGGAGTTTTCTTGAAACTCTCTTTTACCTAATTGTTCTAAAAGAAGCGTAAATTCTTTTGCTTCTGTTGTAGAAAAATTAGAAATATCAATTTCTCTTAAAGCTTCAAGTCTTTCTGTAAAATTTTCAGACAAACTACTTACCTACTTTTTTCATTGCTGATTTATGAGCTTGGGTAAAAGTTTTACCCTTTTTCATCATCTTTCGCATAGAAGACATGTGCTTAGAGCTGTGATGCTTTGAATGTTTTTTCAAAGTATCTTTTTGTCTTTTAGTAAGTTCTTTAGTTTTACTACTTTTTCTTCTTTTTAGTGACACGTTTTTTAGCAGTTTTAGCAGAACGTTTAAAGTCAGCAGCAGTAGGTGCTCCTTTTGCTCCTTTTTTACGGGGCTTTCTTCCTTCTTTACGTTTTTTATTTATATTGTAATAAAGACCTTTTTTAGCTGTTCTACCGTCTTTAGTTTTATGTGTTTTCTTTTTAGAAGGCATTTATGTCTCCGTTTTTGGTTTAAATATCTTTAAGTCTATAAGTTTTTGTTTGTTTCGTAAATGTTCTTCTAACACTTCCATCTTTTTCTTGCTTGTCTCAATCTTGAATTAGGATTCTTAGCGGCTTTAGGAAACTTCTTCATTTGTCCTGCTGAACGTGCACAATATGATTTTCTTCTTTTAGCGGCTTTACTTCCTTTTTTAACTTTACCTGTAACAGCAGTTTTTAACTTACTTCCAGGATTTTTCTTTCTATAAGCTTTAACACCTTTAGCCGTCATTCCCGCACCAGATTTTGTGGGGCGGTAATTAGCTCCCTTGCCTTTAGTAGTTTTTCTAATAGATTTTTCTTTTTTCCTTGGCATAGCTGGTTTATTCTATAATATTATCTGTTACGTGATAACCTTTTAACTAATTCATCAAGTTCTGATAAAGATAATTCGTCTAAAACTTTTGTATTTGTTTCAGGGCTTACTGAAATTAAAGTATCAGATTGGTTACTTCTTCTAGACGGGTACCGTATAGAATCTATACCTTTTTCTTTTAAAGCCTGACCTGCTTTTTCAGTAAAACCTGTAGGTGCTCCTGAAAATATCGGTGCACGAGTTTGACCTAATTGAAAAACAGCTTCATTAAATTTATCATCTTTAGTAAGTTGTTTTTCCATTTGTCTAAATAATTTATCTGTCTTTTTATCTAAATTACCTGCTACTACAGTATTTTTAAAATCAGGTTTAACGACATACGCTGAACCTGCTTCTTGGGAGGGACGAAAAACATAATCTCTTAATCTAGGGTCTAAAAATTCATCTGTGAAATAAAGTCCTCCTGGAGAACTACCTTTTGGGTTTAGAAGTAATTGTGGTATACCTTTTGTTGTACTACCGTGAAATATATTACTAGGGTCTTTTATTAAACTTTCTAAACCTAATAATCTAGGATTAGCAACATTCGAAGCAGTAAACTCTGTAGGTACTTTCTTTCCTGTTTCTTTAAATATTTGGTCAGCTGCTTCTTTTATTTCTTTATTAGCTTTAGTAAATTTTGCTCTTTCTTTTAATTCACCTGTTAAAGCAGCTCGTCCATCTACTCTTACATTATCTTTTTCTCTTTTTATTCCAACAAAAGCGTCATCACGTTTTTTATACGCTTTCATTAATTTTTTTACTAACATAGGTGGAACGTCTGAAAAGAAACTAGCTGCTTTAGCACCACCGAGCACGGACAACGGGTCGTCAGGCTTTGGCATTATAAAATCTAAAGCTGATGAAACTTTTTGAAATACTGGGTCGTTTTGTAAATTAGGATTTAAAGTTTGTAATATTCCTTTACCTTGTACGTCTGAAATAAACTGGTCTACAGAATTTCTTGCTGGTTTAAATTGTTGTTCAGCCATAAGTAAAGTACTTTAACACTTGGATGGTGTTAATGTCGCGATTTATATTAATCTATTTTGTCGTGTTTGGCTATTAGATTACGGCACCACCAAAGTAAGAGGTCCTCGGTCAGTGTGTGTTTCATAATATTTACGCGGTACGCTACTAGTTGTACGTTGGTCCGTGTATATATATGTTTTGACGAATCAATCCTATCAATGGACGCGTTAAGTTCTTTACTACCATTACCGTCTTTACCGTAAGTCATAAATATACCACTAAGAGCGCACCGCCCACCTTGTTCATCCCATAAATCATGTAAGTCTTCGGCAGTTATTAACCATTCCATGTCTTTAGAACGTTTACTTTTTGATTGAGTAAATACTTTAGTTAAATAACCATAAGGGGTACTACTTATACGTTTATTTCGTCTTAACGTATCACATTCTCTACAAACGTTACGATATCCTGGCTGACCATTTTTTAATTTAAAATTTTCAGCAAACTTATTAGTATTTCTAGCTGTACCACAAGATATACAAGTTTTAGTTCCCATTGTATTTTATTTAACTACTTCAACTTGTCCTTCTGTTTCTATCACGACCCGTGCACCACAAGATAATAATGGTTTTTCATTACCACCGTATTTAACAGTACTAGTTCCTAATATTTTTACTTCGTGACAATATGTATTTGTTTTACCTTTTTTAATAGTAATAACTGGTTCATTTGTACCATGTTTTTTATTAGCTCTTATTTTATGTTGGTTTACGTGTATGTAAGTTTTAGTTCCCATTCCTTTTCTCTCTAGCTTTACGATTATTTCTATCTCTAGTACTTTCGTTTTCTTCTAAAAACCAATCAGTAATAATTTGTTCTTTTAACTCTTTATTACTTTTACTAGTTTCGTTTTTAACAATTTTTATATGGGACGGATTAACAATTAAAGTTGCATAGTTATGATACTTCTCATCACTTAATACAAATTTATAGTCAGGTCCAAAGTAACGATATTTATTATTAGTAAACTCTAAATATTGATTACTTGTTGTTTTTATCTGTTTGGCTCTCCTCATCTAAACTCCTGTAATATTTTATTATACTTAAAATATTCTCAATATACCTTGTAATGTCCGCCACGTTAGACGACAAGTTTTCATATTGTTTAGTTTGTAAAGAATAGTACGGAACAGCAGGAGCTTCGCCTTTTTTGAAAAGTTCTAAATACTCTTCCATAAGTTCTGGAGTAAGTACTTTCCAGTTTACAGGGAGTATTTCTATTTCAGCGGGCAACGGAGGATGGTACAAGGGTGCGGGTTTTGCAATCGTTTTTACTTGTACAGGTGTCTTCGGAAGCATAGTACAGCCTCCGAAGACCAACAAACTAGTTAAGGAGATTATCAGTATTTTCATACTTAGTCGAGGAGAGATTAACTAGTTTGTCCATAGCAGTTTTAGTACCTTTATTGATAATGTTTTCTATAAGCTTTGGTTTATTTAAAGCTAAGTTATCTAAATCATGGTCACTAAAAATCTTACGTAATCTTTTTACCTCTTTGGTTGCTTCTTTTTTCTCTTGTTCTAAAGTGTTTAATTTTAACTGTGTTTCTTTTTGGTTTTCTAAATAATTATCTATTGATTCATTCTGTTCTTCTATTTTAGATTCAAGTACTATTTGATTACCTAAAGCAATAGCAAGTTGTTCATGTAAATATTTTATATAGGTCGCTGACCCCGCCAAACTAGCTACCAATAATCCACCCAAAATTAAACTAAGTTTAAAACCCATTGCAAAAGTATACTCGTAAAATTTTTTTGTGCAAAAAATTTTTTCTACAAAATTTTTAAATAGGGACTTATTTGTAAACTACTTCGGATTAAGGGTGCGACACTAAGGGGGGCGGAGGGTCAGGACGATTTTTTGTCAAGTGGGGGGTATATACCTTATAGTTATACATGTAGATAGTTATATAACTAATAGATATATATAATTTAGTGGTTAATATTTAACCAGTGATAACTGGGTAAGTGTAAAAGTAAAATGGATCACCTTAAACAGTTAGATATATTTAAGATATAAAAAAAGGGCTAGTTCTCCAGACTAGCCCTTTTTAGTTAAAGGTTAATTAATTAGTTTAAGTTTATAAGTTCAAGTTGAAAGATTGTTTTATTATCTAATCTTTTAAGACCTGCATTTTTATAATGTGTTAATACTGTAAAAGCGTCTTGAGTGTATTTCTCATTTGAGTTCATACGCTCATCTACCCATGCATTATTTAATTGCTCAACCGTACAAGTACCACCATAGCTAGAACATATAGATATTATATGTTGTAACTGATTAGGTAATTTCTCAAATACGCTATCTAATGCTGAATCATTAAGAGATAATTTAGCATTAGGATTAATAGCACTTTTACCAGCTTTAACTCTGTTAGCATATTTGCTAACCCCTCTTTTTGCTACATTTGAAGGAGTAGCAATTCCTTTGTTTTCTGTTTTCATGTTGTAATGATGAACTATATATATATATCTGTCAATATATAATTAAATAAATAACTAATTATTTAGCTATATAAATATATAGTTAATATAATAAACAGTTATATATATTCCTAAGATTTTCTAAGATTTTCTAAGATTTTCCTGGATTCTTCGGATTCCTGGGATTCCTAGGATTCTGTGGGAATGTAAGTGGTAGTGTAGAGTAGAGCGACCGATAGAGTAGAGCGACGGATAGAGTAGACTAGAGTAGAGTAGAGCACAAAAAAGGGCAGCCGAAGCCACCCTTTTAAGACAAGTTAAGATTAACCGAGTTTAATAAGATTCTCCTCAATCATTCTAGCCCTGTAATGAGTCCAAATAGCTATCGGAGTTTGAACCGTTTGCAGTCCAGCTTTTTCTAACTCAGACTCTTTACTACCGTCGAATCCAACTAACTCACCTACAGTCAAACTGTAGTCCTTAGCATTTAATAACGCTTCGACAATCTTTCCAGCTTGGGGCGGAAATTTTCCCTCAGGAGTAGCTATCAAAGTCACTCTTTCGTTATAGTTAATCGAACCCTTTTGGGCACCCGCTTTAAAGTTTGGATTTATTTTCATAATTTTCCTTTTTGTTTTAGTTAATGATAGTAAAACCGCTTTACTATCTAAGTACTACTATACGTTGGAGTGCAAAGAAAGTAAAGCACTAAAAACACTCCTGGATTAACCCTTGCGTTTTCCAGAGGCTCCAGAAATCTTAGATTCTTGGAAGTGTTAGTGTAAATGAATTGACGGACCGACGGATAGATAGAGCGATAGAGCGATAGAGTAGACTAAGATTCATTTTCGATGATTCGACCGCCTGTACGTTTCTCTATTAATTGTTCGAGTCGAGTAAG